TATAGCATGGGTATGTCTGTCGCAAAGATCAACCTAGGTTTTGGTTACAGATCCTGGCGCTATGCTATGGTAGTCAATGATGGAGAGATCGAACAACTCTTTGAGGAACCTGGCAAGGTAGGTAACTGCCCTGTCGATCCTTATGAAGTGAGTGATCCCGACACTGTGCTACAATACTTGAATTCATACGCTGCCAAAAATGCTTAAGAATTTTTTCGCTCGCCTCCGTTGGGGTTCTCTATCCCCAGAACAAAAAGAAGAACTGAAAACTTTACCACTGTCTGCAGTTTTCACCCGTCCCTACCTTGCCCCTAAACTTCACAAACATTACTAAGGAGAACTACTATGAAATTCGGTTGGACCCCTGAGGCAGAGATCCTCAACGCTCGCCTGGCAATGCTCGGTTTCGTCATTGCTGTTGGCACTTACCTCACCACTGGACAGATCATCCCTGGTGTATGGTGATCACCTGTCCATAAATACTTTTTTCAACTAATGTTATGCCTGCACAAATGATTGGTGAAGACCAAGAACCTACCACTGATACAATTGAAAAACCAGAAGTTGTACACCTTGCTATGCCAAAACAACTTTTTGACATGTTGGAATGGGAAGAAGGTGATGGTATTGAATGGTTCTTTGTAGATAAAGAAAGAGTGCTTGTGAAAAGAGTACCAAAAGAAGAAGATAAACCTGAAGTTTCCCCAGTGGAAGTAGTGGTTGACTAATATCCCTGAAGCATCTATGGTAAATACTATAGATGCTTTTTTACTATGTTAGAACTACTACATAAAACATTTGATCTTGTACAGGATGATCTACCAACTTGGTTGGACCCAGTTGTAGAAAATGAAAATGCAATTATTCGCAGTTACGCTTGGAAGGCAGAGAGGTGTAGGCGAATTAGACTGTGTGACCTAGAGATTAAGGATAAGTTCACTGCAATTACATTGGTGATCTATCCAGAGTTTCAGTATGAGACTCCTATCTTTGGTACAGAATATTTGAGAATCAGTAATAAAAAGTTTTTTGGTGCGAGTGATTTTCATCCAGTAAAGGGTGATGATGAATATGAGAAGAAATATATTCTAGAATATTTGTGGGATTATCCAGATAGAGATAAGGAGAACTCTAAGTTCTACGATCTGAGTAAATATTTTTCAAGAAAATTTTGGATCAAGAAGACCGACGTAGATTTTTATGAAGAGTATCTTGACATAAATGAAAATCTTTTACAAAGATATAAGGAATGCTTGAGAGAATCTGTGCAAATGGATACATCACGCCAATTCCATGTAGACTATGATGAGCACATGGCTGCTAATGATCCAGCACATGGAATTTTGAAAAGTTATTATTCGCAAACATTCGCTGACGATTACATCAAAACGTTTTTGTTTGATCTAAATAATAGCTAGTCTCAATAGACTTGACTTCCTTTCCAGTCTGGAGTATCATGAGTCGCAATCGTGTTACAAAGCTGGACCTACTTCCACACCTTCATAAGTTGAAACAACAACTCTGGCTTGAAAGAAATTTCACTGAAAGGGAAAAAGGTCTTGCTCATGCTTATCTAAACAAAGTAATAGACAGACTGGAGGAATACAGGGAATGACCGACAATAAAGAATGTCCCAAGTGTGGGGCTAAGTGGATTAATGATCAGCACTACTGGGCTACAGGAAAGATTGGAGATGAAACTCAGTTAGCGAGTTTAGTATGTGATAGATTTGGTGATGATACTTGTGTAAATTCCAAGAAAGGAACTACAAAAGGTGATGGGTGGGCAAATCGCCTCAAAGAACTAGAGCAGGATGAGTGGTAATATGACATCTTTCTACCTTTGTGCTCTTATCATTTGTATTTTGATTGCATATGCTGGCATAGATGAGACAATGCGATTGTTCGTATATCTTGACTTGCAGTTACGCTTTGCATATGTTAGAATTAGAATGTACTTCATGAAGAAGAGCTTAGAGAAGCAACTTTCCCAATACAAAAAGGGTGAGTGGAAATCTTTTATCCAAGAGGTAAAACAAAATGACCAGCCCAACTAAAGAAGAAGTGCAGGAGATGATCGATGCAGCAATACGACGACACAACCGTAATGCTTCTATCATTAGCATGTGCGTTGGTTGGTTTGTTCTTGCTTTATTTGCTGAAGGACTACTAAGACTAATTGGAGTGATCCCACCCATACTGCCATGGTTAAAGATCACTCTGAACTAATCTTCTTCATTCCCTGGATTGTTCTTTTAGGAATTGCAGTATCTATGTTTATTCAAGGATGGATGATCATCCATGAGAAACATGGTTATACTGAAAGACCAAATCTAAAGAGACACCCAGAAATTGCAGAAATGAAAGGAGACACTGGAGTACTGATGACAGTTAAATTTCAACCAGATGAGGACTATGAGATCCTAAAAGAAAGGATTGAAAAGATCAAGATGGAAGAATTATTTGATGAGCCATCTACTTATGAAGATGAACCTGAAGAGGACTAAATGACTGTACCATTTTTTGTTGAAGAACCTTACACTTGGAAGAAAATAGAAGTTCCTTATGACATTGTTCAATACTGTGACTCATTCACTGTAGATGCAGATAGAGAAGATCTACGCTACATTGATTGTGTATGGATGCACATGGGGTATTATGGTGTGCCCAAACATGTGATGAAAGCAGTAAGAGAAGAATGGAATCCACCCGTTGTACCAGTATTTGAATGACAAAACTAATAAGCAAAAATGATTCAAGGTATTTTGAATGTACCAGTTCAGAACCTTATGATCGACATAACTACAAGATTGTTTCTAATGATGGTAGAGAATTAATCATAGACAATTGGAGAGATACTCAATTACTTTGGTTTCAATCTGGTTGTGGATACTTCTTTAGTCACATAGAAGTATTGGACTAAATAACATTATACATAGGGAGTGCTTATGCTTTCGACTCAGTATCGAATGCGACTGGAGTTCATCTGTCAGCGTATTGTAAATGGTGAAGAAGTAAAACTAGATGATATGATCTGGGCAGATAAACTAGCGAAAGCAAATAGATCTGCGGCTTCTATCTTGAGGAAGGCTAGGAGAGAAGCAATGAATCCAGACATGCAAGAAGGAAGTCTAGATGATTTTATGAATAAGATGGATTTAGGAGACCCCGACCCATCTAATCATCCAACGGGGTTTCAATCTGCAGATGAAATTGTAGAATGGTTTAGACAGGATAAGACTGATGATTGGAGGCAGAGAGATTAATGTATACTGTACAAACATGGGATGAACAATACCACTGTGTAAGATATCATTCAGTAGCAGATGCAATAGACTATGAAGATGCAGCACAAGTAATAAGAGGTCTGCACCCAGAGCAAAATGTAATTGCAGTAGTCAAGAAGAACCCCGCCTGAGCGGGGATTTTTTTGTCTGGGGGGCTTGACAAGGATTTGGATCCGTGGTATTATAAATAGGTAAACAAATGTTACGAACCCTAAAGGATCTGTTACATTGTCTACCTGCCGTTTGACCGAGACTAGGCAGGGTTACCAATCCGTCTCTCATATCCCCGCTGAGGGTGCGGGGAGCATAGTATCTCCACCATTTCCCTGATGGACCTACTAACTGTTCATAACAATGACTGCTACACTTTCACAACAACGTTCTAATAACGCCTGGGAATCCTTCTGCGAATGGGTTACCAGCACCAACAACCGTCTGTATGTCGGTTGGTTTGGCACACTGATGATTCCAACTCTGTTGGCAGCAACCATTTGCTTCATCGTTGCCTTCATCGCTGCTCCTCCTGTGGACATCGATGGTATTCGTGAACCAGTCGCTGGTTCATTAATGTACGGAAACAACATCATCTCTGGTGCTGTTATTCCTTCTTCCAACGCAATTGGACTTCACTTCTATCCTATCTGGGAAGCAGCTTCTCTCGATGAGTGGCTATATAATGGAGGACCTTTCCAACTGGTCGTCTTCCACTTCTTGATTGGTATCTATGCCTACATGGGACGCGAATGGGAACTTTCATACCGTCTGGGTATGCGCCCTTGGATCTGTGTTGCTTATTCTGCTCCTGTTGCCGCTGCTTCTGCAGTGTTCCTTGTCTAT